GAGGTAAAAAGTGATTGCGTCGTTATCCGGGAAATAGGCTCTAAAAAGTTGTGCAATTATTATAACGAAACTTTTTCGGTCATTAACAAGGAAAAACTGGGGTACGAAATTCTTGAAGGTGTGCAGTATAAAACGTATCAGAAAGTTTTGAAGGCATTTTCAAAATACACAAGCTATTCAACCAGATTTCGAAGTATAGAATTTTCTGGTAATACTTGCACGGTAACAAGCAGGATAATATTCAAGAACGACAAAAACGGCGAAATTTCTTTCGAGTACAACCAGAAGACGAAAATTTCCGATATAGGTAAATTGTTGGAAAAAGCCGGGTTATAATACGAAAACGGGGAAAGCGAGGATGGAAATGAAAAACAATAATTACACTTCATTTTTCAAAACGAAACCAAAGAAAGTAGAGAGATACATTCGTTGTAGAAAATGTGGTGGGAATATGGAATGGAGTAGGGACTTTCCACCACAAATCAAATGTACGAAGTGCGGATATACTGTATATCCAGAACCTTATGAGCCAGATTGTACCACACTGCCAGAAACATGGAAGAAATATTTTGAATTATAGGAGAAAATGGGAATGAAAAAAATGGATAAATTAAAACCGTGTCCGTTTTGCGGAAAAGAGATAGATACAGACAAAAATATGTATATCCCAGAAAGAGATTGGAAGCCATCTTTTTACGATCCTGACAGTGGGGGGATCCAATAGCCATTCACTGTGAATGCGGATTAACATTTTGCACAGACACATGGGATTGGAAGGAAGCTGTTGAAATATGGAATAAAAGAGTAAACAAGGAGGGCACGAAATGAAATTATTTAAAACAGTAGATGAGAAATTAGCGGAAATTGGATTTGTAAAAGAAGAAGAAGACAAGTATGGGTGTGTGTATAAAAGAAAAGATAAGGAATATAATTTTACACAAAAAGTCTTCATTGGACACAAAAAATCTGGTGGACATATTTTGCAGTCATATGATCCAGATTTAGGAGATGATAAAGGGATTGGAAATACTTGTGTTGGTCTTACAGGATATGAAATGAAACTGTTTATTAAAAAGATGAAGCAGTTAAAAATGTATGCGGGTAAGGAGGACACAAAATGTTAATCAGAAGTCAGGATAAAAGAATGATTGTAAATTTCGACAATATTTGCACAGTATCAGCCTTTCCTGAAAAGGATAGTGAGGATATCTATGTCGAAGATGGCACAGGCTCACTCATGGCCGGAAAATATTCTACCAAAGCAAAAGCCATGAAAGTACTGGATATGATTCAGGAAGCCTATGAAGAATATAAAATTACCTGCACTTTTTTGACAGGATTTACAGGACATCGAGCAATTGTAGAATCAAACGATATTCAAGTCAATGGTTTCAAAGAACTTGTAAAAAGTTTTAAAAAGAATATGGTCTTTCAGATGCCAGAGGATAGCGAGGTGGAAGTATGAGCGACGAAATGACATTTGCACAGAACGAAGACGGCACATTTAGTGCATACGATGATACCTATGACATTACAATACATTGTGAGGCAGAAGAGGAGCAGAAGAAAGTTATTGAGCGTTTAAGAGAGATAAGATTCAGGAGGACTAAATGGGAAGATGTAAATTAGACTGCCTGCACGGTGAAACACAGTGCTGCATCTGCTGTACTAAGCAGGATTCCTGCCAGTGCAGATGTGATGATATGGACGGTTATGAATATGCGGAGGAGTGTGAAGATTATGAGGTTGATTAATGCAGATAAACTGAAAGAAGCAATTAATAGTTCTTTGAACACAGGGAGAGAAACATTTAGCCCGGAAATTATGTGTGAAGCTGTTGACGAACAGCCGACAGCTTTTGATGTGGACAAGGTTGTGGAGCAGTTGGAAAATAGAAGCGCGTTGGCAAGACCAGTAGGATGGTCTAAAGCATATGAAATTATAATGCTGAAAGATGCAATCGAGATCGTGAAGGGCGGTGGAGTTGAATGAGAGGAACACTGATGCAAAGAGAATTTATTTGCGGTGACTGCATGAATTTTCTCCCGGACTTTCCAGATAATTACTTCGATGTGGCAGTTGTAGATCCACCGTATTTCAGCGGCCCAGAAAAGAGAGGATTCTACGGAAGAAAGATAAGTCCAATAGGAGTACAGAGAATATACAAAGTCTCTGAACAATGGAATATACCGAACCAGGAATATTTCGACCAGCTCTTTAGAGTTTCCAAAAATCAAATTGTGTGGGGCTGCAATTATTTTGAATACAGCTTCCCACCAGGAAGAATTGTATGGGATAAGTGCAATGGGAATTCAAGCTTTTCCGATTGTGAGATAGCTGCTTGCAGTTTCCATGACAGTGTAAGACTTTTTAGGTATATGTGGAATGGTATGCTACAGGGAAAGAGTATCGCGCACGGAGAAATAATGCAGGGCAACAAAAAACTGAATGAAAAGCGAATCCACCCAACTCAAAAGCCTGTAAATTTATATCGTTGGATATGTCATAAATATCTGCAGAAAGGAATGAAGATTCTTGATACCCATGTGGGGAGTGCAAGCTCACTGATTGCATATGAGGAATACGGCCTGGAATATGTTGGTTATGAAATCAATAAAGATTATTACGATTCAGCTCAAAAACGGTTGAACGAGTTCAGATCACAATTAACATTATTTGATTTAGGAATGGAGGTGCCGGAATGAGTAAATCAGTATTAGTGATGGAAACACCAGAGAATTGCTATGTTTGCCCGTTCGGAACTGCATACTGTAGCGCTCTTGAATATGAGGGTTTGTGTGAATTAGCTGACTGTTTAGATTGCGATGTAATTCTGATGACAGAAGAACATTATGATTGTGAAAGTAAATCAAGACCAGACTGGTGTCCGCTTATGGATTTGCCAGAAAAAGACAATGGAGATTATCCAGCTAATACGTCTGATGCTGGCTTTACAGAAGGATGGAACCAGTGTATTGATGAGATTACAGGAGGAATGAGAGATGGCGAATGCAATGAAATGTGATCGATGCGGAAAGTTATATGAATCATACAACACTAAAAAAGATAATAAAAACATCAATGGATTTATTCCAGTGAATTTAGATGTTGATAGAAAGTATTATTCACATGGCGTAACGGACTTATGCCCTGACTGTATGAAAGAATTTCAGAATTGGATGGAAGAGGTGAAGTAGATGAGTAAGAAAGTGAAGTGCTGTGAGTGTGCTTCTTTTTTAGTTTGGGCTTTGCCTGAGCGAGTAGATAAATATAACTACGAATGCGCCAAAAGAGTTTTCAAATTGGCTTCTACTACAGGAGCATGTGGATACAGCATGAAAACCAAACAGATGGCACATGAGCAGTATTGCAAACGATTTGAAAAGAATAAATATTTAGAGCAGGAAAGTGAACCTTTTAAACAGGAAATTTTGAACCTTAAAAATGCGATTTCAGAGTATGAAAAAGAAAATTTTGTGGAAGTAGACGAATCGTGGAAAATTCTATTTATGAGAAGATTTCAAGAGGTGAAGTAGATGGAGAGATTTCTAATTGATGATGGTATTAAACAGTCAAAGATAGTTGCAAATCGTTATAAATGGAGTATCGAGAATGCAGATATGGGTTCAGAAGATGCAAATGAGTTACATGCAGATATATGCAATCAATATGTAAAGGAGTATGAACAGATCGCAGAGTGGCTTGAAGAATTAAAGTCTTACAAAGATATTGGCACTCCAAAAGAATTAAAGGAACTTTATGATTCTTTAAATCTTGCCATGACATTCAAGGATTTCCAGCATATCCAGCATTATTTCAAAGAAGAAGAGAAACGTGACCCGTCCATGACAGAAATCCGTGTACTTGATACATACTGGTCTGATCATTGCCGTCACACAACCTTCTCCACAGAACTGACAGATGTAAAATTTGACGAAGGTGATTACAAAGCACCGATCGTAGATACTTACAAGAAATATCTTGCTGACAGAGAAGAACTTTACAAGGGCCGTAAGGACAAATTTGTCTGCCTGATGGACCTGGCTCTGATGGCTATGAAGAAACTGAAAGCAGAAGGAAAGCTTGCTGATCAGGAAGAATCTGATGAGATCAATGCCTGCAGTATTGTAGTTCCTGTAGACGTAGACGGTAAAGAAGAGGAATGGCTGATCAACTTCAAGAATGAGACACATAACCATCCTACTGAGATCGAGCCATTCGGTGGTGCAGCTACCTGCCTTGGCGGTGCGATCCGCGACCCGCTTTCAGGACGTACCTATGTATATCAGGCAATGCGTGTAACTGGTGCGGCAGATCCTACTGTTTCTGTAAAAGAAACTCTCAAGGGTAAACTTCCGCAGAAGAAACTGGTAAGAAGCGCAGCTCATGGCTACAGCTCCTATGGAAACCAGATCGGTCTTGCAACAGGCTATGTAAAAGAAGTTTATCATCCAAATTATGTGGCAAAACGTATGGAGATCGGTGCTGTTATGGGTGCTGCTCCAAGACGTGCGGTTATCCGTGAGAACTCTGATCCGGGAGATATCATTATCTTGCTTGGAGGACGCACAGGACGTGACGGTATCGGTGGTGCTACAGGTTCTTCCAAGGTTCATACAGAAGCTTCTATTGAAGTGTGCGGTGCTGAGGTTCAGAAAGGTAATGCTCCTACTGAACGTAAGATCCAGCGTATGTTCCGCCGTGAAGAAGTCAGCCATATTATCAAGAAATGTAATGACTTTGGTGCAGGCGGTGTTTCCGTTGCTATCGGTGAGCTGGCAGCAGGTCTGAGGGTAGATCTTGACAAGGTTCCGAAGAAATATGCAGGTCTTGACGGAACTGAGATCGCAATCTCCGAATCTCAGGAACGTATGGCTGTAGTAGTTGACCCGAAAGATGTAGATACTTTCCTTGGCTATGCAAATGAAGAGAACCTGGAGGCAATTCCGGTTGCAGTTGTAACAGAGGATCCTCGTCTGGTACTTGTATGGAGAGGAAAAGAAATCGTAAATATTTCCCGTGCATTCCTTGACACTAACGGTGCACATCAGGAGACAACTGTAGAAGTAGAAATCCCTAACAAAGAAGGCAATCTCTTTGAAGAGCGCCCGGATGTAGCTGATGTAAAAGCTAAATGGATGGAAACTCTGGCAGACTTAAATGTATGCTCTCAGAAAGGACTTGTGGAAATGTTCGACGGTTCTATCGGAGCAGGCAGTGTATTTATGCCATACGGTGGTAAATATCAGCTCACAGAGACTCAGTCCATGGTAGCAAAGGTTCCGGTACAGAATGGTAAAACAGATACTGTAACCATGATGAGCTATGGCTTTGATCCGTATTTATCTTCCTGGAGCCCATATCACGGAGCTGCTTATGCAGTGACAGAGTCTGTTGCAAGAATCGTGGCTACAGGTGGTGACTATAAGAAAATCCGTTTTACATTCCAGGAATACTTCCGTCGTATGACAGAAGATCCTAAGAGATGGAGCCAGCCTTTCGCAGCACTTCTCGGTGCTTATGCAGCACAGATGGGATTTGGACTTCCATCTATCGGTGGTAAGGACAGTATGTCCGGTACATTTAATGATATTGATGTACCTCCGACACTGGTATCTTT